GATGCTGCAATAAGAATTTTTTCTATTCTATGCACGTCAGTGTGGAGATTATTAATTTTTTTATTGGTCTCCTCCTGCATGATTCGACATAACTTTTCGTGGTCCGTGATTCGTTGATGAGCCATCGGATCGACTTTGTTAGTTTTTCTTGGCACTTACAATTCCTCCAACTTTCAACTGAGCAGGTGCCCTGTTAGCTGCTATTGCTTGTGATAAACCATCTTGTGGGAACAAAGCACCAACGTTAGATGGCTGTACGTTTGGTAGAGGAGTTGTTAACTCCGGTAAATTTAAAGGAGTTTGTGTTGGTGTTTCAGGACTTATATCATCAGGACTGTCAGCAACGTTTTGGTTAGTTGCCTTTTGCAAAATCGGAAGTTTATTTACCTTGTAGTAGTCCTCTACTTTTTTTGTATCAGCTAATGCTTTATCAGCAGTTGCCTTATCTATAATACCATCATTTAACATACCACCAATAGTTTGTCTAAATGCAACAATGGATGCAGCCATGGCAGCATTAGGATCTGGATTACTTAAATTTTTTAATGTTTCTTTACTAAATAATCCTTTATTAATTTTAGGTTTTAATAATACTTTTGCTAAAGCTGCTGGGCCTAATAAAATAGCTACCGTAGGAGCATCAAGAGGACCTAGTAAACCTCCTGCAACGAATCCACCAGCCCCAAGTTGTAACATTTGTGTTGCAGCACCTGCTTGTTTTAATTGTATAAATACACCACCTGGTAATCCTCCTAATCTTGAAAGTTCACCATATGCAAACTTAAGTTGATTATCTAAAGCTATAAGCTCATCAAGTTCTTTACCCTTGAATAGTTGTGTGATAATTGGTTCATACTCATCTAATGAATTTGAAAAACTAGATGCATCAACAAATTTACCACCATATTGCGAACCAGTTGGCTTTAGTGCTTTATTATAAATGTTCATCATTAATTGTCCTTTTAATGAGTCTTTCATTTGTGTAACTTGTTGAGTCGTCATTAAAGGTCTTTTAGTTAGTGGGTCTATTGTCTTTGTAAGCTCATCTAAATTTGTTAATATTTTTTTTACACTTTCTGGTTTAGATCCACCTCTGACAACTGTTTGAAAAATATCATCTACAGTGCCTGCAGTTGTATCTAAGCCTTTAGATAATATTTGTTTGATTTGATACTTATTAAATTTTTCAGCACCTAATGCAGAAAATTTAATAGCGTTTTGTAATTTTAGTAATGCATCCTTTGGTGGTTTAACTTTGTAAGCAGCCTCAAATGTTTTATCATCTAACTTAGAAACTAAGTCTAATTCATCATCTATTCTATTTCTTACAGCAGTTAGTATACCTACTTCTTTACCACGTTCTAGTTTGTTTAATCTGCCGATCTGATTATTTAAAGCTATTCTTAAATTTTCTGCTTGTTTCAAAGTAAGACTTCCACCTTGTTGTGCTGCCTTACCACCAAAAAAACCTAAAACATCATTTCTAATAAAACTTGTTGTTTTTTGAAAATCACCTAAACCCTCAAACTCTAATAAAAAATCATCTAAGCTCTCTGCAGTCTGGGTTTGTGCTTTGGCCATTTGTGCTAATTTTTCCCCTCTCTTAACGCCCATAGTTAATTTACCAAACGGCACTATACCAAAATTTTTTAAACCAGCTGCAGCCATTGCATCATCCACAGCAGCGAAAGCTCCAGCTCTTGCAGATTTAAATGTATCCTCTGCACCTGCTAAAGATTTAAAAAATATTTCACCCATAGTATCTGGACCTGCAACACGTTGTAAATTAGTTATGTAATCGGATGCTAGTAAATTACCGATCTCTCTTACGGCTTCGTATCTTCTTGTAATATCTCCACCACCAATTAAAGATTTTTGTGCAATGTTCTCTAGTATTTCTAAAGATCTAGTTGATGTTTTAATACCTGGTGTTAAACCTTTTACTCCCTCTCTTGCAAAATCTAAAGCCCTTACTTCTTCTTTTGTCATACCTTTAAAAGATTCTGTTAAAGTATCAAAATCCCCAATATCTTTTCTACCCGTTTTTGCAAAGTCATCAACTAAGTTTTCAAACCCTTTTCTGTTACCAGATTTAATTGTTTCTTTTAACATTATATCTTGTGACCTTCTTACTATTGCATCCTCTGCTTCTTGAGCACCGGGTAAAAGTTTTGGTTTTTTTGCAGGTGCTGATAGATATTTATTTAAATATTGAGCACCCTTTACAGCTATAGGAGCACCAATAATTTCAGCTGTAGCACCTTCTACTGCACCTCTTGCTATTTCTTGTAAGATATCTTCTCTTGGGTCAAATGTTTGTGCAAGTCCAGCTCCAGCACCTCCACCTATTGCAGAACCCCCTGCAGACTTTGCTAGTTGCGCAAGAAAAGGTTTAGCTAACATGCCACCTTGTCTAGCTGCTAAAGCTGGCAACGCCGCTCCGCCTGTAGCTAAAGCACCTCCAATAGAAAGACCAGCTTCTAATAAAAATCTTTTAAAATTAAATGAATTTTCAATATCTTCACCTGTGGGTGCTTGTATGTTTTGATGAAGCATTGTGTTCTTTTCATTTATCAAACTTTTAATTTTTTCTATTTCATTAGCGTTAGGCTCGTTGCCTTCAATCTCTAAAACTCCAACACCTGCCACGTTAATTTTTCCCATAATTATTTCCTCTTAAATACGTTACCGTCTGCGTCTACATCGTATGTTGATAAATTAGGATCTATTTTGACTTCTCCTATACCTAATTTTTTATAAGCATCACGATATTGCTCTACTATTTCTCTTTGACTTAGTTCCCTGTCTACTGCACCTGATGTAGGAGACAATCTATTATTTATGTCACTTAATTTTTTTACCATCAATTCTACCTTAGTACGAATCACAGTAGGACTATCAAAAACACTTGGTAATAACGGTTTAAAAGAATCTTCTTCAGCTGGACCTACTTGTGCTCCCCTTAATGCTTGGATGGCAGATTTTTTTAGATCTTGTACAGTTACAGAAAGCTCTGCTAAATCTTTATTACCTAAGTAAGATCTTATACCTATACCTATACCACCAACTTTTCCTGTAGGATCTCCTGTTTTATCTAATAAATATAAAACATCTTTAGCCATCTTAATTGTATTTTGTTGTGAAGCAGCAGCTTTCCTTTCACCAGCAGTAGGTTTGTCGGCTATACCTGTAACTGTGCCTCCTTTTACCTTAACAATAAGTCTATCTTTTTCATTATACCCGAAAGATCTTTTTTCCGCTGCTGTTGCTTCTCTAATTGTTTCTACAGGTTCAGGAGCTTTAGGTCTAGCTTTAGCTAATTTAGTAGCAGCCTCTGGTAATTTTGTAATACCTCTAGATAGATCAGCAAGTGCTCCTCTGATGTTAGATCTTCCAGGGGACTGTTTACCTTCTAATAATTCTTGAGCCACCGTAAAACCTAATATAGCTTTTTCTTGTTGTGGTGTGAAAAATCCACCTGTTTGAAATTTAGGTATAGATGTAATACCACCTTTGTTAAACTTTTTAGGTTTATGTAGTTGAAAGTATTTATCTCTAAATAATTTTCTAGTTAATACACTATCCATCTTATCTCCTTGGTTGCATAAATTGATAAGTAGAATATGCTCCTAACCCAGCACCTAAAGCTTGTGATACAGGATTTGATCCAGGAGCCGTAGTTGCTGTGATTGTACTTTGTGTTGTAGGTAAGTTGGTCATGATACCTTTTAAAAACTCTATTCTTTGAAAAGGTTCAAACTGTCTTTGTAATTGAGTTTGTCTTGATGCTTCTAATGCAGCCTGACCTAATCCTCTTTGCACGGCGCCGGCTTGTAATTGACTTTGTATATCAGCTAAACCCATTTGTTGTTGTTGAGCACCTAAGGCCCCCAATAGTTGACCGCCTTGTAATTGTCTTTGTCTTTCAGCTTGAGCTGCACCTAAGGCTTGTTGAAAACCTGTTGCTCTTAATTGACCTATGTTTGCTTGTCTTGCTCTTTCTATTTCAGCCCTTTGAACACCTTCTCTTCCACCACCAAAGGCACCTGCTCTTACGGCTTGTGCTGCTAATTGATTTTGCGCAATACCTGCTTGTCTCGTAATTTCATCAGAAACAAATTGATCAAATGGATTAAAGAATTGAGATATTTGTGGAGCAGTTGTTCCTAAAGCAGCAGCTGCTATACCTGCTTGAACAGCAGGAGCACCAACCCCTGTTTGACCGGCTTGTGTAAATGCAGCTTGTTCGAGGCCCGTGGCTGGAGCAACTTGAATACCTGGTAAAGAAACTGGTTGCGCTGCTAATTTTGCGGCCTGATCATATAAGGCTAGTTTTCTAGACTCGACGCCTGGTGCTTCTCTTTGAATATTTTGTTGAGTTCCAGATGACGATCCTCCTCCACCACCGCCGCCAGAACTACCACCAAAAATAAAACTCATATTAACTCCTTAGTGTATAAATATCTTTTTACTTTCCAATTTTTAGTTGTTAAAAATTTTTGCCAACCAGGTCTAGCGTGCACAGCAATTTTTTTACAGTCATGTTGTATTGCAAAATTTTCAATCATATCCGCTGCCTCATCTTGCCAAAGCTCTCTTTTTTCACCTTTAAGTAAAATAACTTCCATTTGATTATAATTAGGCAGTTTCATAACTCGGGTGACGTAAACACCAAAAACTTTATACTTTTCTCCACAGTCAGATCCAAACATTAAAAATAACTGATATGTGCCGTCTTTAATTTTTTTCTTTAATTCTTTAATACTCATTGGATCTCCATCATATTTCAGACCTTCAATAAGATTAAATTCACACAAAGCCCAATATTCATCAACACTCTTTGGATGAATATAAAGCACGCTTACTTCTTTTTTTATTTTAATTTGTTTTGCTCTCATTTAATAAATCGTAAACCCTTTTTAATTTTTTTTGTTGATCATAGAAAAATTCAGCACCTTTTTCTCTCATGACTTTAAAGTTTTTTGGATTAGCACCAGATAGAATACCTGCACCTAAAACAGCATCAGCTCGTGAAACAAATTCACCATCAGCTAATTGTGCCAACATTGTATCTTCGTCTTTGTCACCAGCTCCGCTTCCATCCTCTACATAGCCTTGTGCTCTTACGTAGTTATTAAAATCTTTTTCATCATGTTCTAATTTAGAGGGTAAAAAATTTACACCCCCTTCTTTAAATCTTCTTATTTCTGCCAAACCACCTTTAGCTGCGTAAATTGTTGAAGGTGCGAATGATTCAGATACTGATGGTGCAGCACCAGTGAATGGTGCAAAACCATCACCTAATTTTGCTACTTGTTCATCGTAAGCTTTTTTGTAATCTTCTTCTGTGAATGGGGGTTTTACTTCTGGTTCTTCACCTTCTAACAAACCTAACAAAGTAGTACCAGCAAAAATTTTCTCACCAGTTCCTAATCCTCTTATTCCTTTGCCTTTCATGAGTTTAGCTATTTCTGCTTCCGTAGCCCCTTTACCAAGTTGTTGCTGAGCCACCTCTCTTGAAACTCCCTTTGTGCCCAGTAATCCTGATATGCCTGAAAAGGCGGTGCCTTGACCTATTTTTCCTACGCCCTGGCCTGCCGTAACACCTGGAATCATACCGGCATCCGCAGCCTGTCCAAAAGCATAAGAGGTACCACCAATGATAGCAGCATCTCTTAATGCTCTTTTAGTGGATTTACCACGTAGTTTTTGAACGCCAAAAGTGGCTAATGCTAAAGTAAATGGATCCATAATAATACTATATAGTATTACAATATTACCACTCTAAAATTGCTTAATCAACTCATCAGCAAAGCAGGCTGTATACTGATGCTCTCCAACATGGGTAATATAGTCATTAACTAAACAATAGCATTTACCACCCATATCTCTCCATCTTTTACAAAAGGCAAAATCCTCACCTAAATATGTCTTCGTTTCAGGGTCGTGAAGCGTGTCAAAAAAGTTATAAAAATATTTAACTTTTTCATTTTTACCATTAATTATATTATCTTGTATTATTTCGTATTCAGGATACTTGTCTATCATCTTCTCAAATACAGATCTTTTAATCATCATAAACCCTGTAGGTGAGTGAGTTACCTCGATAGCTTTATCTTTAACTTCAATACTTTCAGCATTAGCAACTTTAAAAGGATATCTATAAAAAGCTTTATATTTTAAATCATCAACAGTTTTAATTTTATTATTTTTAATCATGTACAATGCTTTATCCCAACACATGTCCTTTAGAGCATACGGAACAGATATAACGTCTTTATTTGCTTCTAATAAATTTAGAGCACTTTGAGCCTTAAAACCTATATCTGAATCGATGAATAATAGATGACTAAACCCGCTTTTAAGAAAAGCAGATACACATAGATTTCTCCCTTGTGTTACTAAAGATGATTTATAAAGTTGGAAGACTATTTTAATTTTTTTCTTTATAGCCATTTTTTGAAGCTCTAATAATGATTGAGTATAATGTATGCTAACCTCTGAATGCACTGGCGTGGCCACGAAAATGCTTCTTTCGTCTAAATCTTTTTTCTCGTCAAACCATATTGGTTTAGAGTTTGGATCTGTGCTCATTTAAAAGTCCTTGTAAAAATTGACTCCACTCTGATTTACGTCTATCCCAAGAGTAAAAGTCATTGTAAAATGCTTGCTGTCTTTTTAAGAAATCTGGCACTGTGCCTTTATATAAATAATTGCAAACCTCATCAATAGAAAAAGCAAATAGTTTAGCTAAATCTTTATAATCTTTTGTATAATTAACGTACACTGGCCATTCTGAACATGTTTCAAACAAAGCTCCATAATTAGTTGTAATCATGTGTAGACCAGCTGTTAAGGCTTCTATAGCTGATATACAAGACGTCTCTTCCCAAATACTAGGGAAACAATACAAGTCATATTCTTGTAATCTTTTCCTTATTTCTTCATTACTAACATAACCTACATAATTGACATTAGGCAAAGCTTTTGCTTGCTCATACAAACCTTTGTATTGATCATCGTTGTGCTTTTTAAATTGATCACCATATATCTGTGTGCTTGAGTATACATCCAACTCTACGTCTTTATTTTTTACTAATTGCATCGCGCCTAACAACACATTTAGTCCACGCCAAGGGGTAGAATGATATATCAATTTAACTTTGTCTTTTCTTAAAAATATTTTTTCTGGAAATCTTTCAACCGCGTTTTTTATAACAGTAGATTTATGACAAGGTATTTTAAACCTCATCCTAAATTTTTCATAACACCAGTGTGAATTAAAAACGTAGAAATCGTATTTTTTATGATTATCTTTGTTGGAAAACCAATCAATTAAATTAGGTTGGTCATAAGAATTTTGTTGCCAAAGAATATTAATTTTATCTTTGCTTAAAGGAATTTTTTCTGGAACTGATGTAGTTATTTGAAAATTGTCTAGTAGATCATTATCTACGTATTTATACAACAATCCATATTGAATCTCAGTCCCTCCTAGAGGATTCATTTGGTGTCGCTTTTACCACCGATTGAAGCTGGAGTAATAATTAGATCTTGTTGAAAATCTGCTGAAGTTGTGTCCGTATTAGGATCAGCTACATCAGCATCAAATTCAGCTTTGTCTTTATACTCCTTACCAGTCCTTTTGTGTTTAATTTTTTCTACTGCATGTGCAGGTATTCTTCTTATTTCCATATTACCGTCCTTGTCCTTTATAGCGTTGTTTCTTCATACTCTTTTTTTTGTGTTTATTCAATCTCTTTGTGTGTCTTCCGGGTCTTTTTTTTGGTGTCTTTTTTGTATAAATGTTAACACCAAAAGTTGGTTTTTTCTTAGCCATTTTCTTGTGATCTATCTATTTGAGCATAACTAATTATACCTTGTAATTCATTTGCAGTGCCAGCAGTCATTTTTAAAGAATCACCTTCCTCTAAAACTAAAGTTTGATTTATAATATCAACAACTTCATTCGCAGGAATAGCTTTGTTTCTAATTCTAAAAGTAGCTGATGCTGAACTATCTGTAAACTGAACTGATAAATTTACAGGTGAACCAGAGGCGTTATCTATTTGTATTTGTTTTACTAAAAATCTAGCGGATGTCGGGGACGTTAAAACAGTTGTTGTATCTGTAGTTGTCAAATTTACTCCTGCATTTTTATATTGTATCGTCATGATATAAACCAGTTGAAGGTTGATTGTTCATTCTTAAGATCCTGCTGATAAGAAGTATTGAGTTGTTGTTTTACTGTATCTAAAGATTGTAAAACTTGTCTTTGATTTTCAGGCTGATAAGTTTCTTTAGGTTCTGGAATGTATGCAGTAATTTTAGCCATTATCTTCTTCCATCAGGTTGAACATCCGCACGGAAAGTCCCGTATCTCCAAGATTGACCTGTGCTTGTGTTTTCTATTTTTAAACTTGCAGCTCTCCCTCTCGCTCTTGTATCAACCTTTTGTGTTGATCCTGAAACAGTAAATGGACCCAAAGGAGACGAAGCAGCCGTGTCTACAGGAAAATCTTTTAAGTTAATTGTAATCTGAGCATCACCAGTTATTCTTTTAAAGTCTGGTATAAACCTTCTAATTTTTGTAAAAAATTCGCCGTTACCATCTAAAGAAAGTTGAAAATCTCCTGACTGAACATTTGCTAATATAGCCGTAGTTCCTGACGTATTTACTTGATCAACACCTTTTTCGTGCTCATAAAAAGTTGATGCGCCATTAGTATTTGTAACACCTTTAATTGTAGGAAAGGTAGGAACCCCGGTCAAATTATATTCTGTAGCGTAAGGATGATCGAACAATTGGGCATCGTAATAAGTCGATCTAGCTAACGAGCCTGTCGTCCAAACACCTTCAGTATAATTGAATGTAACATTTCGATCTATTATGTTAGAACCTGATTTTGGATAGTACCATGTAACCTCACCAAAAAGTGTGTTGTAGCCAGCGTAAACTTTTTTGGCTTGATCAAATTCTATACCTAAGTCTCCTGTGTTATTAGTTGTAAATACAAAATCCTCCACAGAACAATCAAGACTTTTAACAGTACCATCGTAAACAAAAAATCCTCCAGAATCAGCCATCCAATAAACTATACCGTCTGCATAAACAACCGCATGTTTTCCAATTAAACCACAGTTAGATCCAACTTTTCTTATTGAGAATGTAAACGGAGGTCCTACAAATTGAGAAATGTAAGCAGCCGTGTCAGTTAATATAAAAATATAATCCTTACCTTTTACAGCACCTCTAATCTCTGTGCCATCATCAAGTTGGAAAGTTCCAGCTGTATTAGTAGAGGTCGGAGCATAATCTGCTATGTCCTCTTGATCTGAGAATCTAATAAACATTTTATCTTGTTTAGCTGGATCACCTATTGTTGTTTCTGTACCTAAATGAAACAAGTGTCTGTCTTGATCAGAAACAATTGTCATGACTGAAGCAGTTGGATTTCCTGATGCCACTGCTGCTCTAGTTTGAGGAGCGTTTGAATTAACATTGATTGGCTCCCAAGTAAAAGTTTTTCCGTCTAATATTGTCGCTACTAAATTTTGTCCAAAATTATCTAAAGACCAATCAGCTGATGGTAAAACAACTGTGCTGGCAGATGAGGCCTCACCCCAACCAACAAAGTTTGCAGTGTCCTCGACTATCGTTCCGTTAGAATGGGCTGATCTAGTTGAACCGTTAGCACCCCTTGTAATTCCTGTAAGATCGTTCGATGACTTTCCGGTGTACGTTATTAATTCACCCCCTACTAAAATTTCTCCAGTGGTTGGAAATAAAGTTGCATCCGCTAAGGTTATGTTTGTTGCTGAGCCATTGTTACCTTGTGCGTCATCGGCCAAAGAACCATTTAATGTTGAGGATATTGCACCAGCTAAACTACCACTCCATAAACCTGTGCCGTAACCAAAACCAAACGTTTGATTTAACGCTCCTGGTTTGACATATGGATTT